AAACTCGTTGCATTCTTTATCGCTTGTTTCATCTGCTCATTCCATTGCCGTATTGCTTCCCTTCGCTGGAGTTGTATTGCATATTTTTGTTTAAGTTGTTCTACTGCTTCTGTATCTCCTACTATTTGCTCTTCTGCAATCTTTGTAATTATGTAATCAGTTTGAACAAGTAGTCCTGCTACATAGCTTTTAAGTTCTGCAAGCTTCTTTTGCTTTTCTTCTGCAAGCTTCTCCGCTTCCGTTTTTAGTCTGATTTGTCCGTTGTCTAAAACTACATCGTCTGGACTTGCTACTTCAAACTCTACAGCTTCAACACCTTCAGGCACTGCTTCTGGTAGCAAAGCACAGCAAAGAATGTTTAAGTTTGGATGTATATAAGCCCACACCTTCATTATGCTAACCTCCTGACTAAAGCTATTCCAGATATATTTCTTGTAGTACCTGGATATATTCTAAAACTTCCTAATGATGTCCAAGCTGTCGTTGTATTATTCCATATACCTGTAAATAAAGCCACTGAAAGATTAGAATAAGCACTACCATACAAAAGCTTCTGTTGTTGAGTACCATAATAAACAGCAAACAAATCAGCAAACCAAGGAAAGTTGTCAAATCCATAATAAGTATCAAGACAAAATCCCTCTAGCGAACCACTCCAACCTACCCACCCCCCAGTACCATGACGATACATTAAATTACTTATCTGACCAGAATAAGTAGTATGATTTGGGAAAAAATCAAAAGTCGTACCATTTCCAGATGCCCAATAGATAGCTATAATAATGTTGTAAATCACAGGATTTAACGGAGTAGAAGGCTGTGTCACAGCAATCCTAAACGAAACAAGCTGTTTATTTTCAAAGCTTACTACCGCCTCTTCTCCAACTTGCAACTCATAATCACTTGTCGCATTTGTTAAATCAACTCTTCTAAATGTATAAACATTGCTTTTCACATAAGTCGCACTCAAATCAAGTATTCCATCTGAGTTCAGAGGCACTATCACATTCGGAGCGGGCGTCTGGCTTGCATGAAAACCATCCAACTTGTCTGCATCCTGTGCATTGCCACCACTTACCATACCTACATTCAATATTGGCATCTCCTCTCACCTCCTACCGTTCTATTCCATATACAAATACATTCACTAAGCCATCCGTGCTAACTCTCACTACATCCCCACCATCAAGCACTAACTTCACAGACAAAAAATTCGTCTCTCCAGTCCAATATGTTTGAAAATTCGTCTCATCACCAATACTCAATGTCACACTCACCTGACTACCATCATTACTTACCACATCCACAAAAACATAAGCCTTCTTACCACTCGGACATGTATAAACATTCGCTGTCGCATTACTTATTTGAGTTCTTGCTAACATACCCTACCCTCCAAAAAAGAAACTTATCGCTACAAAATCATCCGCATGCAATCCATCCAACTTGTCTGCATCCAATCCACTACCACTACCTTGGGGACTAATCGTATTCGGAGGCTGCTCCCCTGTATGATTAGCTCTTCTCAAATAATAACTCCCATCCTTCCCATCTAACTTGCTTGCATTTACTACATCCCATACTATTATTTGCACATCATACATCCTAAAAATAAGATCATCCTTCCTAACCACTATATCAAAAAGCTGCCCATAACTATAGTCATTACTATCAAGCCAAAACACCACAACCCCATCCACCGCTGAAATTACCTGCGGTGGCGTGCTATTACCCTCACTACTTGTCCTTGTCGGATAAACAACTGCTGGCACACTCGTTCCTGCCAAATAAACATAAACACTTGCCCCATCCACCGCATTACCTGCCAAATCCTGCACTACAAAATAATACCTAAACCTTACCATCTCCTACCTCCTCCTTACCCTGCCACCACTCACATCCCCTCCGAAGAGGGTTCACTTCCATCACTCCTTCCTCTAACCTCCTACCATCCCTCATACACAACCAAATCCCAGCTCCATAATACCTTACCCACTTACAATTCTTACACACCCTCCTCTCTACTACATCCTCCAACCTTACCATTACCCTTCTCCTTTTTTAAATATAAAATAACCTCAACCACTTCTTTCAATTGCCTCTCAAGCTCCTCTACCTTTTTTTCCAACCTCATCACTCTATATCCCAGGTGATCCTCTAACTCCCTCTCACTATAGCTAATTATCACTGCCCCACTCCTGTCCCGCTGGAACTTCGGCATAATTTACCCTCCCCATAAACATTTCTCTATGCCAAACCTTCACTAATATACTAACACCCGCAACGAACTTAACTCTGGACTTAACCACTTTGTCGTTGCCCCTACATTCAAATCTATCCTTACAATAAACCTACTTGCATTCGTCAATGCCCCACCTGTAATATCACTCAAACTACCCCCCAACTCCTTCTCCACCCAATTATTTGACAACGGCACACTTGCAATAAGATGCAAATTATACCAATGCACCCCTCCATCAAAACTCACCAAATAATTTACACCCCCATTATTCAACCTCTCATTTATCCACATCTTAAAATGCATAAATTGCTGCCCCACATCAACTTCATTCGTATAGTAATCCGACCCACTATCATACCTCCACACCTGAATAAACCCAAAATCCCTCAACACAATCGGAGCAACATTACTATCCTGCGTCCTCATCCTCAACCTAATACTTAAACTATTCGCCTCCCTCCCTACATTCACTACATCCCACCCCTGCTGCTTCCTCTCTTGATCAAAATCTACCATCTTAAACGCCGTCCACCCACTCCCTACATTATACTCAGAATCTACTACTGTCCCTGGCGGAACTACCACAGCCGTCCCATACTGAAACTCATGAACCGGATAATCAATACCACTAACACTCAATTCCACTACCCCTTCCCTACTCACATCAAATACAGCCTTATTTAACCTAAACATTAAATCTCTCTCCATATCTGCTTCCCAAGTCACCCCATTATAACTCTTAAACAATACTCCCTGATGCACTTGCGTATCTAATGCACGCCCTATTTTACTCCAATTAGGATTAGCAAGATTTCCTAATACCCTCTTTCTCGCATTCGCTACAAAAACAAAATATCCATCAACCGGACTTGCCACATACAAACAATACCAACCTGGTTGCAAATACACATAATCATCAAACTCTACCTTAACCACATTATCAAAAGTCGGAACAGTTACCACTTCTCGCTCATTACTTATACCCATCATTTCCATAATCCTCTCCTTAGATACAGTTCCTCTACCTATTATCCTACTCCCAGGAAAACCAGATTCTGTCAACTCCCTTATACCTACCTCCAATCCATAATTAACACCCTGAGGCGGAACCCTATGCACCCAAATCCATGCTGAAATCAATACAACTGGCTTCTCTACATAAAAACTCTGAGCTACCGGATCAGCAACACGAGGACTATCAGAAACAACCACAGGCATAGCATCTCTCCAAATTATTTCTCTTACTAACCTTTCCACCCTCCTTAACGTTCCCTGTCCAAAATAAAAAGCACTACCATAAACCAAATTATCATCCGTAAATACCTCCACCAACCTCCTACCTGCACGAATACCTGGCGGTATAATAAACTTAGCAATAACTTCACCATTACTATCTGCCTTCACTGTCCCTGAACTGCTCCCTACACTCCCTCTTGGAGTCACACCTACTAACCCAACAGAATCTATATCACTCTGAGTGGCTACCACCATATCTACTACATGACCCTCAAACCTCGCTTTTATATTGTCTTGACCAGGTAAACATCCTTTCACCCATAACAACACTACACGCTGCCTCAAAAACGGAATCACATCAATATCCCTTACCACTACATTTACATCCTGCGTAACCCTTACCTCCCTCCAAAAACCAGGTCTAAACCGTAGATGCGGAACAAACGACAACATCCTCCTCACACTTCCTAATAAATTCTGAAAAGTCTCCGCACCAGCCAAAGAAACCCACCCCGGACTCTCCACAAACCCCCTATCCTCCGTCTCCACTACTATCATAACCTCTTGTGTCTCAACCCAATAATCATTCTCCGGATGTAACATCACATATACATAGTTCGTAAACACTGAATAAGGATTAACCTCCACAGCATACCCCTCTGTCCATACTAATTGCTGGTCAAACACCTCCTCCCACCACGGTAAAGTTAAATACCTCTGAGTCACTTTTACATTACTCATACCACTTATTGATAACAACCCTAACTGCAAATTCTTCCTCAAAAAACATACTCCTCTCTCTGGATCAATACTTACCGTGCTCCTTACCACATCTAACATATCTGCATTAATAAAACTATCAACAAACAATGCCTTTTTAGGAGCTATCGTCTCTTTCGTTAAAAGCTGAAGTTCTGCAAACGTTAACCCCATGTCATGCTCCAACCTTTCTACCCTTCTCTCTATTGTATTTACATCATAGTCCTTTCTCACCTTATAACTTACTTCCACAGACAATACTAAATCTTGACTCGCCGCAGGGAAAAATATCACATACAACGGTAACCCATAATCTGTCCTCTTCGGTCTCACTGGATTTACTGCACTTGCCCCATACACAAAATCAAACTCCCCATCCTCCTTCAATATCAACCAACCCCACTTACTCAAATACACCCGATACTGCACTAAAATATCAGACTTTTCACTTGCAGGCTTCTGCCCATTCGTCCTAAAATCTATCACATTCGGATACTCTATCTCATCATAATCATAACTACTCAAATCCAATACATAACTATCCACTGTTACATAATCCCCCTCCACCACATGATCCCAATAATAATACCTAACCTTAAACCTCGTCCCACTCAGTAACTCCCTCAACCATTTCACTTTAGCTGGACCTACCGCCTCCACACTCCTACCTAAATCAACTTCATAATCCACCCCTTCCACATACGGCTGACCAGTATCCGAATTAACAACCACCACCGGACTCCTCTTACTCTTCATAACATCACTCTTCGATAACTGATACTCACTCACTCCACTCTGATACGTAAACTCGTCTTCCTGATACGCTCTCTGCCTCACACCCTTCGTCGCCACCACAAACTTCAAATACTCAACATAATAAGATTGCCCCGGACTAAACCTCGCTGGATTTAACGCAAAACCAGATCCACTTAACACCACATCAGTATTTCTACTAGCACATCCCGGGTCAACATTACTAAAAGTATAACTTGTCGTCTTGCTACTATTTGTCCATACACCTAAAATCCTATCTATACTTCCTCCTGTATCATCATAATACCAATTACAAACATCCCTTACATTCGGAACATACCTCGTCTCCGCTACCTTCACCCTCATTACCACTTGACTTACATTCGCAACAGGAACAACATCAGGCACATACAAATACCCCTGCCAAACGGGCACTTCTTCCAAAATCAAATCCGACTTATCCTTCGCTACATCAACCTCAAACCTTGTCTGAGACTTCTCTACCTCCCACCCATTCACATACGCCTTCCCTGGCTCAACTTCAAAAACTACCTTGTCCCTCCTCATATCATGCTTAAAAAATTTGACATCATATCCATACACCAATACATTCCCATGCAAATCATATAACTTCTTACCTATTACTCTCTCTACACCTGACATCTGAGACACTGACTTTATCTGAGTAGGAACTCTATCCACTACCTTCCATATCACTACATCCACATCGTCCTTGCTCTTCGAATACACCCACTCAAATTCTATTACCTCCCTTGCCGCCCCTGCTGTCTCATACCCCGGATACCCTTGCGCTGGATCCCTCAACACAGGATCATCCGTCTCATCTATATAACCCCTCACAATATTTATCCCTACATACACTATTCCATTCGGCAATACTAACCTATCCCCCTTAACATACCTCACTGCCCCATCAACATATACCAATCCTTCTGTTATCCTCGCTTCACCCGTCTCCTTATCCACCGTCAAAGAACATCCCCTTATTATGTCCCCATCATCAAATACCGCATCACCAACACTCTTCAACTTCGCAGTCAATATAGACTGAATCTCATTCATCTCTGCACTCTGAGCAAACCTCCCAGGCAAAAACACCACCTTCTCCCAATTCAACCTACCTGTCTCATTCTTACTAGGCTGTCTCTTTGACAAATCAGGAACTAATACACCATAATCAATAAACTCAGTCTCATCTACATCAAACTCAGCTAATAACCCAAAATATTCCTCCGTCCTGCCGTAAACCCTATAACCTTTAGCCCTATCAACCTCTTTCCAAGTCAACTTTACATACTGCACAACACTTAAACTATTCGGCGCATTCTCCACAACTACCAAAGTCCCATCAGTCTCCCCTGTCTCATTAAATGCCGTCACCACATATTTATAAGTTGCACTACCTGTTCCCACTAAACTATAACTAACCTCAGGATTACTTAACGGCGGTCCAAACCTATCATACACTTGCTTCAATAAAGCCTTATCCATACTTCACACCCCCACTTTAAGTCGTTACCTCAGGAACTAACTCAATAACTACTTCCAATAAATTCTTACTCACAGCTGATCTACCTATCGGCGAATGATTAACATACCCTATCAATTTCCCCCATTCCGCTACCTCGTCAGACAATAAAACTGACTTGTATTCGTTCCCAGAAGTCGGAACCACCCCTACACATACACCAAACTGCCTAAATGTCACAAGCGGAAACTCATCAAACTTCAATAATGTCGAACAATACAAATACCTGCTATCATAATCATACGCACGATCATCCGAAACTAAACTATACCTCTGCCCTCTAAACTCAATTGTCCCATTCGGATCCGGATAACACAAAGACACTACCTGAGCCCTTTGTAACCCACAAATCTCAGTCAAAAACACTGTATCAGTAGACTCAACAGGCGGATCCCTCTCATCATCCCACGGCGTCTGTATCCTCCCTACCACAAACCAAAACACTTCATTATTCTTAAACGTTAAAGCCAACCTAATCATACCTACCTTCACTGTAGCCGGCATCTTTTACCACCTCCTCATTACAAACTCAATACACTCCTAAACGGCACTGCAATTACATACCTCCCAGAACCCAATGGTACCACATTATTAGCAACCATATACACATTCGTTGTCTTTACAGTAAACCTAAACTCTACCCTTCCCTTCTGAGAAAAACTACTCCAATCCCCTACTCTAAAGACAGTACTTAACATCTCCTTCCCTGAAACACCAATACCTACTCCGGCTTCACTAACCCTACTCACTACCCTTAGCATTTGTAATCCAGTAACTATCATATACCACACATAAACACCAGCACTAACAAACCTCTCAAGCTCCTTCATTGCCCAAAACTGCGATACAGGAACAGTCACTTCCACACTACCATCCCTATAATACTTCGCATCCTCTATCACATGCATATCCCACCCTCTCCCTCCACTCCATATCAATACCTCCTTTGACAAATCCCTAAACACAGCAACTATCTCAAACAATTGCAACAACCACTTGAAAAATTCCTCTGTCCCCTTCCACTGAATAAAACCTACCTGATTGTCAAGCAATTGCACATTCTTCTCCACATCCTGATACACTATCTCTCCAAAACCAAAATTCCTCGCCAAAAGAACTACAAACTCTTTCGCCTTCTCTATATCATATAACTCCCTTAAATCATCTACATTGCTCGCTATCTCATTTATTGACTGCTCAAGCACTTCCAAAAACTGACGCCATGTGTCATACTGCAACACCCAGCTCGGAACCAATAATGTCAAATCAACCTTCATCCCCTATCCTCCTACAGACACATCAACCCTCACCTGCCCTAACACAACCTTCTGCCCCTTCCTTAATACTTTATCTACACTAGGCAATACAACCTCACAACCTCTAACATAATTCACCACCATCACCTCTCTCCTTAACCTATCTATACTCACCCACTCCTGTATCTCCAAATCACTATACAACCTCCTTATCACATCCACTACCTTACTTTTCACTGCTACCGACGAATACATCCTACTTATATAAACCCTCACATACACATCAACTTCAACTAATTGAACTGGCTTCACTGTATACAAAACCCCTACACTACCAACCCTACCCAAAAACTCCTTCACCCTATCCAAAATATCCTGAGACGGTACACCACCACTCACATCCGCTACATATATTTCTACCTCCCGAAACGGTGCCCCAAAATTGTCCTTCACATCCACTAACTGAACCTTACCTACTCCCTCTACACTCCTCACCAAATACCAAAAATCTTCCTTTGTCACTCCTCTCTTACCTATACCAAACCACCCCTGCAACCTCCGCCTAAAACTCTCTACATCCTCCCACCCAGCCCCCCTACTAAAAGTAGACAAATCAGCTACCACCTCAAACCTGTTATCACTTACAACACTCCACTGACTATCAACTAACGGAAAATAACCAGGAACCACTTCACTATACCTCACCCTCACAACCTCCCCATAACTCGGCACCCCAAACCCTCTCAAAAAACTTACATTCAATGCTCTATCTGGACTTGTCCATACCTTCGCCTGAAACGCATCAAGCGTCTCACCAAAATACCTCACCACTGAATACATCATATCCCCTACCTGCACTTCCACATCCAAATCACTTACATTCTCCCCCACCACCTTATAGTCCTGCCTCAACTGATTACCATTAGATACAAAACTCCTCTCCAACCATACACCCTGCCTTACCTCTACCTCCTTCTCTACCTCCCCAGGATTAAACACAACATCCGACACCGTATAGAACAATACCCCATCACAACTTAACTGCGTCTTAGCTGGCAATATTACAACATCACTACTCGCCTCCCTTAGCCTCAACCTCACCTTCCCAATCGCACCAATCGGTCGCTTAACCAGCGCCTCAAGCATATTCGCAACCTTACATAAACTCTCCCAATACTGCGCACTATCAATAAACAACTCCTCAAAACTTCTCTTCAAATAATACAAAAGCAATTGCGCTACATATGCATAAAGCTCAATCAGCGTCCTACCCGTAGACTGTAAATACGTATCCTTCCACGCATCCTTTGTCTTTAACTCATTTACCAGCTGATCTACAAGCTCTTCAAAACTTATCTTCGTATAGTCTAACATCCACTACCCTCTCTTTTCCAAAATATAAAACTCCCTACCTACCACGAAACACCATCCACTCCCACACATCCTGATACGCCGGCACTCTAAGAAACGCTCCAACCAACTCAGAAGAAAACAAATCCAATACATCATTCGCTAACGGTATAACCCACCACAAATACACATCCCCATATAACTCATTCGCTACTAAATCCCACCTCCCAACATAAGCCTCAGTCATCGTCCATAATCCAACCTCCCTCTTCACCGCCTTCTTAAACTCAACTAAATCCTTACTCCAAATATTCACCTCGCCCTTACCCCTATCCACAGGAAAAATCGTCCACAACTCCTGCATACCCCATACCCCCTATACTACTAACACCCTCTGCACTACAAAAGGAACATTCAACTCCTTCACCACTGCCTCAATCGTAACCTGATACCCACCTATCCTATGATCCGCTACCACCTCCACCTTCTTCACCTCTATCCTTGGCTCCTGCCTCGATAACGCATCCAATACCTCAAGCCCTATCTTATGTCCTGTTGCCTCCGATAACGGCTCCATCAAATACCATTCAAGAACTGACCCAAACATTGGTCGCATCACCCGCTCCCCCTTCCTCGTCAAAAGAATATTCTCTATAGCACCCTCTATCGCCTCCAAATTCACATCCTTCTTCACATCACCCATCCTGTCTAACTTAAGCTTATTATTTACATCGCTCCACAATTCCAACACTTTCTCATCTTTCATCAACTAACCCCCCGCAAACACATTACCCGACCCTTCACACACTCTATCCCCACATGACAACAAATCACCTATCCTACATACTTGCCTACCATTCACATACACTGAACTACTCCCTCTCACCACTACCCTTCCATGCTTGCAATGAGGCTGAAACGCATCTCCCACCCTTACTACACCCAGCCCATTCACAAATACATTACTCGAACATTCTATAGCCGGTGTAGGGGGACAATCTATACCACAACTCATATCACCATACCTCGTCACACCCGGCATCACACCCTCCTCCTACGGGTTCAGGTCGATCCGTTTCCCTTTCGCATCTACAAGAATCGTCCCATCCGCATTTATCACAACCTCACTACCACTCTGATTTATCAACCTTACAGCCCCATCCTCATGCAATACCACCTTAGCCCCTACCCTATTCTTTAACTCTATCCTCCCACTCGCATAAAATATAAGAGCACTCCCCATCGGCATCCTCCATACCACTGCCCCAGGATACTCCGCCCCTTGCTCACTATACATACCTCCTGCCTCCATCACACCCTTACCAAACTCCTCCCACATACTCCCCGACTGGAACCTCACACCATTGAACGGCAAACTCCACGCAAACCATACAGGCTTCTCTACATCACCTCCCTCAAAAAATACCCATACCCACGCACCCCTCGGCGGAACATACAATATCCCACCTTGCCACGCTGGCTCAGCCCACGGACAATCCTCATCCTTCACCTCCACAAACCACGGATACACCTTCACCTTCATCCTGCCCAACCGAAGAGGATCCCCATTGTCCACTACCTTCCCCCTATAAAACCCCTCCACCTTATACCCCTTCCTTACCCAATCCACGCCTCTTCCACCTCCTTCCTCTCACTCTTCCAAGTGTCCGACACCAACACTAACTTCTTCAAATAATTTCTCCCTAAATTACTCCATAAATGCACTACCCCTCCAACTATCCAATCCCCTGACAGGGCTTCACACATTTCTCCATATCCGTCGGGAAACAGCACCCTCACCTTATCTCCTACTTCAATCTCAGATACACCTGGCACTATCACACACCACTTCCGCAACATCCTACACTTCTGAAATACACCCGTGTCAGGAAATGTCCTATCCCTCATATCCACACTACCCTCATTTACTACCTCAGTCACCATATTCCCCACCTTACTTAACATAGATGCTACTACATTACTCCTCACTTTCTTCCCTAACACCTTACCCACATCATCTACCACTACCTTATTCACACTAAGCTTAGATAAATCAAACCCATACTTCACAAACTTTATCTTCATCGTATCCGATACCACACTCCTACCCAATATCTCATACCACATAAACGGCACTACCTTTACACCCCTCTCCTTCAAATACCCATAATTCTCCCACGCCTCATCCCACTTCTCCCCATCCACCACATACTCCAAATAACACTTCACATCCTGCTTTCCCATCTCACTAAGACTCCTAAAATTCAACTTCCATCCTACCCCTCCACTACCACTCACTCTCGGCGCAAACCATACAAAATAATCCTGATCCCCACCCCTACTCTTCGCACAATCCCTTAAATACCCAAGGAAACTTAAACCAGACCTGCCACCCTGCAAATAATTCTTCCTGTCATAACTATCCTCCACATCCTCCTCCCACCTCAACTCACTACATATCCTTTCATAATTACTCAACACCACCTCCCTAACAAAATCCCTAACTACTCCACTTCCATTCCTCTCCCCATACCCCCTAAACCCCTTGCTAATCAACCATAACCCAATCATCCCATAACCCATCATACATACACTAACAGCAGTCGGTCTCACCGTATGCTCAAGCGTCGTATCCTTCACAGAATCTACCGCCATGTCAAACACTACCATCCTACTCCTATCTAATCCTACTCCCACCACCACATTCCCTATACTCCTATACGATAAATAACTCATACCAAAATCCGTTATCCTCAACTTGCACACTGGCACTATATACCATAAACCCTCCCATACCACTACCTCCTCCACCCACTCATCACTCACTCTACATACATCATCAAACCGATACCCCTCCTCTACCGCATTCATCAACCAAACATCAATAGGCGAAAACTCATACTTAACCATCTCTCACTACTCTACTAACTCCCTAACTACTATCTTCTTGCCCTGCACTCCCAATAAATTCCTGTTCACAATATACTTCGTGCTTATCGTCAATTTCAAATTCACTGATAACGGTCCACCATTCACACTCATCTTGCTAAACGTATGATCTATATCAGTCACAAAACATTCCCTAAACACCAACCATCCACCAATATCTACCATCACATCCATCTGAGGCACTCGCCCTACGTGCTTTCCTATCCTCGGCACAGCTATATCATACAATGTATCAAGCACCCTAAACACCTCCTCCTCACTGTCAAAATTCACCACCGTCACACTCAAACTAAACTTCACATACTCAGGAACACCAGAAAATAACCTCGTCCATGCTATACCCTGCGCAAACGGTTGAAAAAGCCATTTCTCTGCTGTCCCTACCATACCCTCCACTCCTACATAACTACCTGCCTCTCCCAACACTACCCCTGCAGCACCAGCCAACTGATTCAACTTATTCCTTAAACTTATCACTTCCTCAAAAATCGTCTGATACCCAATCCCTACACTAAACCCTATCTCATCCTGAATATACGCCTGAAACACTTTCCCTGAGTTAGCAAACCGATTATGCCCCGTCGGCTTTATCGTCAATAAGTTATACCTCAACTGCATACTCACACCTCATACCAAACCCAACATCATCATAACAAGCCCCATATCTTCAGGAAACAGCGGAACCTTACTAAATGCATCACCACCAGACATAACTACTCTCCGCTCACCACCAGCTCTCTCCCCACCTCTCAACCCTTCTATCACTCGCATCATATTATTCAGCCACTCTGCATTAGTCCTTACACCTTCCTCTATTACCCGTCTTGCAACTTCTTGCTGATCCGCCACTAATACATCATCCATTACCCTACCTTCAGTAACTACCTCATCCCCAAACACACCAGAAAACACATATATTTTCTCTCCAGGCTCATAATCTAAATAACCACCTGCTAATAAACCTACTTGCCTTTTTTCCTCAACAGTCTCTACTTGCTTCATTTGCTTTTTCCTTCGCCTTTCCGCCTCTGCTCTTAACTCCTCTGCCTTCTTCTTTAACTCTTCAGCTTTCCTACGCTTCTCCTCAATTATCCTCCTTACTCTCCTTGCTTCCTCTCTATACATAATAGCTTCTGCTTCCAATTCCTCACTTACCTTCAATGCCCTCCTCTGCCACTCATGGTCAAAAACATTAGTCATCATATACTGAGACTTAGCAAGCATCTCAAGCTTTTTCGCCTTCTCCTCATATTCCGTCGCAATTGCTTCTAACTCCCCAACAGTCTTAAACCTTAAAAATTCCTCAATCCCCCCTGCTCCATCCTGCATACTATCCTTCAATTCCTTAGCACCCTTACTAACTCCCACCAACTCCACCCCCACCAACTTATTCACCTTTATCTGCTCCTTTACACTACCCTCCAACTCCTTAACTTGCTTACTCAACTTCCTCTGCAAATTTACTTGCTTCCCTACCTCTTTCTTCTGCCTCTCTATCGCTAACAATAACCCCTTCTCCCTCATCAACCTCTTCTTCACACCCTCCCTTACCCTAGGTGCACTACCCGCCCAATACCTATCCACATTCGCAATCAAATGATCATAGACCCTCGTTATCACTTCCTCAGGAGACATCGCTTTCACTTGCTCAGGTGTCACACCCCTAAACACATTCCCTAATACACCTCTAAAACCTCTAACACCATGCTGTATAGCTCTCGCAAACACCATCTCCTGCAACGCCCTCGACTTACTCACATCTATACCAAACCGCTCTGCTACCGCTGCCCCAGGCTCAAAATACTCCTTCACTGCAAACTCTTGCTGTGCCTTCGCAAACGCCTCCCCATGCCTCTTCGCTACCTCTTGCCACCGCCTCTTCCACTCTGGTGTCCCAAACCTCACACCCTCAAACTCCTTCATATACCCATACTCACTTAAAAACTTTAACTGCTCTGCCCTCGTAAACTGATACATACCCGCTGACATACCACCTATATCACCTTTCGTATGCGCTACCACTCCAGCCGCCTTCACCATATCTATCGTCCCTGCTTCCGCTTCCCTTGCAACAAAACCTAAACTCTCACCTACCCACTTCACTACATCTAATACCTTCCCACCCAACTCCCTCACTCCACTACCTATAGCACTAACCCCACCCTTAACCCCTTCCACCACACCCTTCAAAAATCCTCCAATCCTATCCATCACCCCCATAAAACCACTCCTCAAACTTTCAACCCAATCCCTATCCTTTATCAGCCTCTGCATACCACTATACACTGCATCCGCTATCTTCTCTCCACCAAACATCCCTACCATCCCACCTAATACACCCCCTATCGCCGTCCCTATCCCTGGCGCTATCGCCGTCCCTATTAGCGCCCCTAACTTAGCTCCACCTAAACCACCTAACAGTGCCCCACCCCCTCTAAATATACCCCCCACCAATCCACCTTCCTGAAAACCACCTAAAAAAGCTAACCCAGCACCTAAACCTAAACCAATCGGACCTGCACGCCTCCCTATCCACCTTCCCACCCTGCCCAACCGCCCTAATAAACCACCCCTCACCCCCGTCACCATATCCAATATTCCACCACCTCCACCAATTCCACTCACTTGCTTAGCCTCTATATGCAACTTGTCCGCATATATCTTTGCACTCCTCTCCTGCACCAACTCAACACCACTCAAATTTATCTTCCCTTCCTTCCCACCTCCTAATAAACCCCATACCCCCCCTAAACCTACCCTACCCTGAATCTCCCTACCTCGACCGTCTCCTTCACTCACAGCACTCAAAATAACCCCACCAGTCTTCTTACCCCATAGCACTTCCTTAGCCCAATCCAAAAGCTCCGAAACTAACCCACCCTCCTCCCTCTCTATCCGCCTCACCTTCCTTATCCCCATCGACTCTAACTGCGCCTTCCTTTGCCCCTCCAACTCCTTCTTCAATTCCTTCCTCTCTTGCCACTTCTCATAAAGACCACTCAACCATTCACCAACAAAAGTCCCAATCGGTCCCATCGCTGCTAATCCTACACTCCTTATATCCCCGACCAGCTCACCTGCACCACGCCTACCATACCTACCATACCTACCATAACCACCTCCACCTACATCACCAAATATAACCCCTATCACCGACTGCTTCACAAACCCCTTCAACTGCTCTTTCACATTTAACTTCTTCTCTATCTCTTCCTTAGTCAAAACATCCCATAAACCATAACCACTACCATAACCTAACTTCTTCCCTCTTCCACCCCTCACACCATACCCATAATCATAAGCTCCTCTGCCTTCCTCCCCCTTCCTTGCCCTCCCCCTTATCCTCGCCTCCCTAAGAACCTTCCCCACTTCCGATACATCTCTAAACACATTCTCATACTCCCTACCTAACTCATAACTAACTTCCGATAACTTCCTAATACTTAACCTACGCTCCTTCAATCGCCCCGACAACTTACCTAAACTACCTGTTAACTCCCGCTCCGACAACTTACCCAAACCACCTATACCCTCCAATAACTTTCCAAAATCTTCCTTTAACTTCTTACTCACCTGACTAAACTCACTTTGAAACTCCTTGAACTCCCTTACAACTTGACCAAAACCTCTATAAAACCCTTGCACTCCCCGACTCAACTGACTAACACTTACATTAAACTCTTTAAATGCCTCAGATGCCTCTACAAGACCACCCTTCAATACCGACACCACCTTCCTTAACTCTTGAACCTCCTCCCTCAGCCCTCTCAATACATTACTATGCTCCTTAACTTCTTCTCCAAGTTGCCTACCACTACCTCTCCTCACTCCTGGTGCACCAGGCACTATACCAATACCACCACCTTCACCCTCTGCCTCCCCTTCACGATAAATGTCCCTCGCTTCCCTTAACTTCACTGCCTTATCCTCAAAATTCCTCTCAGCCATACTACTACCTCTTCACCTTCCTCCTCATCTCCTCTTCCATTTTCTTTACTCTTTCCAACTCCTTCATAAACCTGAACCACAAATAAACATACTCATCCTCACTCAACATCACATTACATACATACATTACAGTAAACTTTATATCCAATAACGCCTCCCATACACTACCAGACCGAAAAAAATAGAAAAAACGGTACCCTCACCCTTACCTTCTTACCACAATACTTACACGGCACATCCACAGCGGTCTGAACACCATAACTGCCTTCCCACTTCCTTACAAATTCTAACGCCTCCTTAGCTTCACTTAGCAATAACCCATCCACATCCTTCCCTACCACCACACTCCTTAACACATCATAGTCATTCACCTCGTCAAAACTCCTCTTGCCCTCGGGCAAATAACCCCACACCCTCGGAAACCTCAATTGAATACTACCTACCTGCACAGGCTCCATATAATCATCTGCTATCTCCTTCTCCTCTAAACCCATCAAATCATACTTCACTACCTGCACTTCATCCCTACAATTACATACAAAACTTAAACTCACTTGACTGCCTACACTGTTCACCCTGTGCGCTACAAGCAACTTGTAAAAGTCTGGCATCGTCATCTCCTTCACTTGCACACCTTCATCAAGCACTGTCCCTTGCATTACCTGAACAAGCCTTCTCACATAGTCAATTTCATCCTCCATACCACTGTCAACCAAACACTTCACATCCTTTACCTTTAACGGTCGCACATGCACTACCTCATTATAACCATGCTTACCCTTTGACGATAACCTCACAGTTATCACTTGCTCATCTACTGCCTTCAAATTACCACCACTACCTTGCTTCATCTGCATCGCTTCCTCTACCGTCAGCAACTTAGCCATAACTCCCCACCTCCTTCACTTTTTATACTATTACTTCCACTCCATGCAACACCAATGAAACAGATACCTCCACAACCTCATTACGCTCATACCCTAAACTTATCACATCCACAGACACCGGATAACACTTCCTCAGCCTATAAGAACCAGCCCTCCTACCCCTCACATCCAATACATGCACTACCACATCCTTCATCCACTTCGACGGTAACTCCCTTAACTCCCTATACGGCGTCCCCACCACATCCTCTACCACCATCAACTTCCTCCAATTACTAAAATACCTCTGCACCAGTAACTCCACATCCTCCCAAAAATCTACCTTCACCTCACTCCTACCTTCAAAATCATCAGGCAAAAAATAATACCCTACACCACCAACCCGTACTCCCTCCGCCTCCAAATTAAACCAAAGCGGAAACTGCACCGACTTGACTTGATACTTTAACCTGTCCGCATCCCCAAAATCACGAGGCAACTCCACCTCAAAACTATACGCACGAAGAGGCTCCTTCACTATACCAGAAATCTGAACCAGCCCAATTGCCATCTTATAGATAATATAAAATAAAGAAGAAGCCCTTTTCCAGGACCTCTAATTGACCTGCACCACTTACCCTCTCTTTACCCTCCTACTTAACTCCCTTCCCTACCACCTATACAACCTACCCAACCTTAGCCCAATACATCGAATCCAACCTGATCACCAAAACCCTTTTCAAATTCACACCACAAACCTCACATTTCATCAAAGAAATCATACCAAAATCTCACTGAAAACGATACTACCTCATTACTCTCATACCTCAACTCCCTTGCATCCACAGCTATCAATAACGCATTCCTTAACACTATCGTCCTCACCGGATTACCCCTACCATCCAATAGCTTCACCTGAATATCCCCCGTCACCTCAGTCCTATACGCCTGCTCCCCAGTACTCCAATTACCCACCAACTCTAACCACTCCATAAATGCATTCCTTACCGCCATATCCACACCTTCCCAAAACTCAAACTCAATCTCCTTGTCTCCACCCTCCCTACCATGCACAGCCCATGTCATCCATAAATAATGTAAATCAATCCTCTCAAACGTCCTGCCCGGTATCCTCGAAGACACTGCCCTTAACTTCAACCCCTCCGGAATATTCACACCCGAAGGCGTCCTCACAAAAGTTAACTCCCATAAATAACCTCTCAACGGCTCCGCTACTCCCGGTATCTGACTTATTGCTACTGTAGCCATTTTTAAATACCTCCCTTTTATTGTTACTCAATACTAAACTCTAATCCTTCTTCCCCTTCTACTCTCCTTCATATCACCCTGTAATTCCTTCTCCAACTCTTCTATCACATCAGAAATATCACCTTGCCTATAACTCAAATAATAAAATTCCTCAGCACTAGGAACATAATGCCACTTGTTTTTTAGATGTATCATAGCCTCTTCCACATCATGATCTTCTAAAATAAAATCAAACATCTCTATTACCTGTTCCTTCACCCAATCCTTTAGCTCTTCTCTACTCTTCAACAACTCATCCTTCTCCTCATCTAACTCATTAATCCTCTCTCTCTCAACATCTCTACAAAATCACTCCAAATCATATAATACTCAGTTTCATTTAAAATAATACCTTTTGTAAACATACCTCCACCTCTTTTTTTTTTTTTTTTTTTTTTTTTTTTTTTTTTTTTTTTTTTTTTTTTTTTTTTTTTTTTTTTTTTTTTTTTTTTTTTTTTTTTTTTTTTTTTTACTTACTCTCCCCCCTCAACATCACTCAAAATTTCACTCAAATCCTTATAAAACCTCTTAACCACATCCGACACAAAACTACTCCTATCAACTACTGTATACCACTCACCTCCCAAATTCAACATAGCACAATCTGCTTCGTAAACACCTAACACCTCCTCAAAAACTACACCCAAAAACTCTTCAAGCTCCTCCAATACTAAATCATTCCTCCCCTTAAACTCTTCCTTCGCCAAATCCACAAAATCTGAAACCAACGCTTTACAACCCTCTTCATCTAAAACAATCGCCTTCTTAATATACTCAAAAACAACTCCTTGCTCATAAGTCATCCCCCACCACCCCTTCTTCATATTTTATTATTTATTATATATACTAACCACACCTCACACCTCAGATTTCACACCCAACTAAAAAACCATTGCTTTCCACCCAATACTAATCCCACATAGAATAAACCCCCTAAACACCTTCTCCCATCCATACAACCTTAAGCTCCACCAGCCCTCTCTTCAAGCTGATAACCAAACCTCGTCACAATCGCTTTCAACCAAATCCCTCTAATCGCCCTTACTGGCACATAATAAACCTCAACCGTTAGCATAGCCTGATCCACTTGCGCCGGTGGATTATTACCTGTCCCAAGTGGATCACTTATCACCGCATACTTCAATATTCCCATCCTCCTCTGTACACTATCAAAAAACTCCCTTAATGTCGCTACTAACCTCTCCCTCGTAAAATCTGTCAATGGCTCAAATAAGAACGCATCCAAAAACTTACATACATTCTTCTTTATGTAATTTGTCAATCTCCTCACCTCAATAAAACTAAAATAACTCTCCTGCGTCTGCAACGTCCTATTATTCCATAACGCTATCACACCAGGCTTCCTCACAAAACAATTCACTTGCACTGCATCAAGCTCATCTCTCTCAGCCAAACCATAATACGCCTTTAACCCCAATACATTCACCCTACCCCTGTTTAAACCAGCTGGCACCCACCACGGATCATATTCCCTGTCCATCTTTGCCAACATTCCAGCCACTACCCCACTCGAAGGAATAAATACCTGAACATCATTGTCAAAATCATAAGTCTTCAACCACGGCACAAATGCCATCCCATAACTACTACCCACTGCAAAACTATCTCGCCTCCAAGCCTTCACATCCTCTACCTTATACATCTCCCTAGGAACATCTATCAATGCCACTGCATCCCCTCTCTTCTCAGCTATATCCACAAGCTTCGCCCTTAACGCATCATCACCTACCCCACCCTGTATCAATAAATCAATATCCCAAACCTCCCTATTCCCAAACTGCTCATACGCTCTGCCAATATCACCCGTACTCGGCTCAACATCTACACCACCTGCAAAACTTACAGGAACCGTTATCTCTGCTGGCACATCAGCATACGCATCCGGATTCACCTTAGCCCCTACATACTCATTCCTCTCAAGCACATTAACTACCCAAATATTATTCCCATACCCATCCCTCATATCAGGATTTAAACTCACTACACCACTAAACCTCACTTCCTTGGACCCATCAGAAAGCTCCTCTTCCACTATCAATTCAAAAACTTTATTCGTTACACTCACATTCTTTATAACAACTGACAACTTATCCCCCACTGCCCCAGGGCTCTTACAATAAAGAAACAACACCGCATCCTCTCCTAAACTTGCCCAATCAGGAAATACAGGTCCACTACGATCATCCGCTACAGCTAATCCAGTCGCCGGAACAGTCGCCCCAGCACTCGCTCCTCTCTTATTCACCACCACATACGCATACTTCGCCCCATTACCTACTGCCCTCACTACCCATAATCCACCATACCCTACCTCAAGAAATGCAACCGCAGAATATTGCTCCACATACTCCTTGTCAATCCTCTGCTGCGTCAACGTATACATACTCTTGAATTGCCTCACACTCGAAACAAATCTCGGAACTACTTGCCCCCTTTTCGCCCTCACTACCTGAACACCAGTCGAATTCGGCACATTCGTTACATACTGACTTAAATCAACCTCACTTACTACTACGTTCGGTGACCTAAACGTAGCCATACCCTCTACCTCCCTCTTTTCCTACTTAAATATAAAACTAACCCCCATAAAACACTCACAACTTTTCTACATCCTCAACAAACACGGCAACACCTCATTCACTTCTTCCCCATCTTCCGTAAATATACTCCACCCCACCTTCCACTGGACCTTAACCTCCTTCAATGGCTTATACTCTACTAACGCATCTAAACCTACACCATATCCACCTGCACCACCATGTTCACCTGACACTACACCATACTCCCCTGTCCCCAACCCCTTCACACCCATCTGCAACATAAACCCTAACGCCTGCAACTCCCCTTCCAACCTATACAACTTCATCCCCTTCTCCCTTAACACCATCTCTACAGACGGCGGATTTACATTCTCAAGCAATAAACTCACAGGTAACTCAACCGAATAACCACCATCTGCTGACACCGCAACAATACTTGAACTCCTCCTCAACTGAGACAACAATACTCCTACCAAATCCATCGCTACCCTTCCAAACGGAACAAACACTGCTAACCTATACCTCGATTCAACAGATAATAACTTCACTCCCACATACTTGCCCAAATCATTCAAATACACATACGGCGTCTCCATCCTCTTATACCCTGTCATATTCTTTCCATAGTCAACCCCATCCAACCTAATAAATACTACCGGCTTGTCCGGAACCTTCACTTCAAGCTTACTAAAATCCACCTGAGCTTGCCTCTTCGCTATATTCAAAAATTCCTCACTCTCATGCTGAACAAAAAATAAATCCTCATCCCTTAACCCTAACGCATCCCTCACTTCAGCAAGCACTGTCCTATTCAATGCATCTAACATCCTACTCTACCTCTTCCAAATCCTGAACTTCCCTCTCAACTCTACCCTTACGCTTCTCTACCCTCTTCTTCCTTATCAATTCAACATCACTCGGACCAAATCCTCTCTCTACATAACGTAACGCCTGCTTCGGACTCACTCCCAACTTCCTCCAAGCTACTATCTCCTTCGGATGCGTTATACCTACCTTCAACCACGGCTCCACATCTTTCGGTCTTAACCCCACAGCCTCATACTGTAAAGCATCCTCTGCATATACTACCCCTACCTCAGCCCACTTCTTAGCCTCATTCGGACTAAAAGCCATATCCGCCCACATCACAGCCTGTTCTGCCGTAAACCCCTTCCTCCTCCATGCCAATGCCTCATTCGGCGTAAACCCATACTCATACCAATCCGCCGCCTCATCAGCACTCTGCGTCACCTTCTGCCACGACAACCTCTCCTTCTCGTCCGGAAAATATTGAAACCATTTCTTCTGCTCCTTCCTTTTCTTCAACAATCCAAAAACCTCATATACATCTCGCATCCTACCTACCTCTCCTTCCTTTTCTTCCTCCGCCTCTCCTCCGCAGCCTTCCGCCTCCAACCTGGAAACAACACATCAGCTAAACTCGCACAAAACGCCTCAGCATCATCTATATCAGGATACACATCCTTTACCTTACTTATACACTTCCTAACACCACCCTCACCCGCAGGCGTCCCTCCTGTCAACGTATCCCAATACTTCCTCAAACTCTCCTTCGTCCAACCCCGAGGCAATGTCTCCCATTGCTCAGTCAACGCCCTATACAATTCCCTCACCTCAAACAAAGACTTACCCATCCTCACCTTCCTTACAACCATCCTCTTCACATCCTCATACAGCTTCCTCACAACTCACCACCCCCTACTACCTCCTTATTCTTTCCTCATACTCCAATTCCTCAATCCTCTCCCTCAACGCCTCTAAAACCTCCAATAACGCCTCCAATACACCATATAACACATTAAATACAAAAATTGTCCACCCACCCTCATAACTCTTTGATGCCCTAGCTACTAACCTTTCCAACCCCTTCACAATATCCTCTATCTCCTCAAACTCCATCAAAAGAGCTCTACTATGCCGACGCTCCAACTCCTCTATATACCTCCTCATTAACCCTACAATAAACTCAAGCACCCTCTTCCAAATCTCTGCATATAACTTCAATGCCATACCACCACCTCCTTACTTTATACTACTATCACAACGCTTTCCACCTTAACTTATCAAGATATATCTGCAACCACTCATAAACCTCATTCAACCCACCCAATACCCCCAACAACACATTATACGCAAAAATCATATACCCACCCACATAACTCCTTTCCGCCTTATCAACTAACCTCTCCAAATCTTTTAACAAACTCGACAAATCCGCACTCTCTTCATCAGGCTCCTCAGTATACTTACGCTCCAAATCATCTAAATACTCCTCCATCAACCTACGAATCACTCTAAACACCTCATCCTGAATCTCTAAAACCTCCTTCATAGCCATATCTCTCACCTCCTTCTTAAACTGCTATTCTAAAAACAATATCTGCCTCTGATACACGCATCCTCCATTCTAATGCATTATTATGCTGCAACACAAACACTGACGGCTTTATATCCTGAACAAACCTTACAAACACTGGCTTCGTATACTGCTCAAAACTCTTCAACTCCGCTACCTCCTCAAATACCCCTGCACTCGCTACCACATCCCCTATCCTCGGACTTACTCCCTCCTGCCTCAACAAAACATCCGCAACCGCTATCTCAAAACTATTCGTCAAAATATAACCCAAAGTATCTTGCTCCGTCTCTGGCTCAGACGGTAATATCCTTACATATAAAGTCTTCTTAGACAATAACTTAAAAAAATTCACTACCTTATCTATATAAAACTCATACTCCGCCATTTGACCTAACATCAACCTCTGCTCTTCATCCAACATGTAATAATCTACAGGATACCAGTATAACCGTGAGTATTTTAAAAGCCATATCTCCGCCGTTCCATACTTTGCGATCAAATTTCTGAAATACATCTTTTACTTACCTTTCTCCTTCTCTGCCTTGTGTTTAAAATACTCTATCTGACGCAACCTTTTCTCTGCCTCTTTCTTAGTCTTATAGCTCCCCAACAACTTCCCCTTTTCACTATACACACACCACACATCATCAGCCGACCTCTCATCTTCCTCCCTACACTTCTTTATCACCTCGTCCATACTCACTAAACCAAACCTCACAGATAACCTCTCACTTAAACTATAACCTTCCATTACCCCCATACTCTTCAAAAACTTCGAATCCAATAGGTCCGAAAACTTCTTCTTACCAAACATTCTCTGAACATAAAGCCCAAAACTGCCTCCACTAAAAATAAACTCTACCCCATACTTATCCTCAACCACTAAACCCTCCACTCCATACTCATCAAGTAAATCCCTAAAAACTCTACCAAAATACTCTCCCAACTCCTCTTCCGAAAACTCAACCCCTCTGCCCTTCAACTTTCTTAACTCCCTTATCACTATCTTCGCCAACTCTTTACTTGACATTAACAATGCTTTCTTCATCCCATACTACCTGGTCAGAAGTCTAAAACTATAACGCCTACATACTCCACCCACATCACACTCCTCACTCCTCAAGCATACCCTCCATTTCCTTTATAATTTCATCTAATCCATCTTCTAACGCTTCAAAAATAGACATCACAAAAAACATAAGCAAATTCCTTGACGCCTCATGCCTAAAAGTATTAACGAAACTCTTCAACCATTTTCTCATCGTGCGTAAAAACTCTATATCCTCTTCAAGCCACTCTATATCTCCTCCAAAGCCATTTGCAAACCTTCCTCTATACTTCTGCAACAAATCATACAATACCTTATATACCTTCTCATACACTTCATCAATTATATCTGGCATTCTTCGCAACTCCTTTACACAAAATCAAAATCATCATCATATATATCATCTACCTTTCCCGACAGAAAATCATCAAGCTTAAATCTCTTCCTAAACCTTATCTCCTTCTCCCACTCTTCCTCCCTATACTTAACCTGACCTGTCTTCCAGTCCCTTTCAAAATCATAATACAGAATGCCTGTCATCCATGCCCTATCCTTTACATTCCCTCTCTTATCTACCTCAAATTCAACCTCATACCCTAAAAACTCAGCATCCCATCCTTCTTCACTACTAACAGGCTCAAGCATCCTAAAAATATACATCCCCTCTATCCTGTCTTCATCCTCTTCTGAATAAATGTACTTCCCAAGATTATCAGTCAACCACTTTATCTTATACGGCACTGTACCACCTCCTCCTTATATATTCACAGCTGTCAAATCAACAAACTGCACAAGCCTCTCCCTCGCTTCCTTTATCAATTCCTCTCCCTCCGAAACCATAGCCTCAGCATCAAACTCAAGATTACTATCTCCTATCCTTACCATCCTCCTACTCCTACCTACCGCCGTCAATACATATCCCGCTGCCAAATCCACTAAAATATCCTTCGTCTCAGGATCTACCTCCAACTCCTTCCTCTCCTCATCATACTGTAACTTCCATGACACCCTTACCTCTACCTGTCCCTGATACCCCACGTACAACATAGGCTTCCTATACTCCCAAGCTATCACAAACCTTGACATCGGCTTAGTCGATAAATACGACGCATGCGTTAAAAACCTAAAATTTAAAAACTCCCCTATATACAATCCATATACACTGACAGGGACAACAGCATTCACCGTGTCAGGAGCTGGCTCAGGAAATATATAAGGTGAAGCATAATTTACATAAGTAACTATCCTGTCTGACTTGTAAACATACTTCTGATACAACGAATAAATCTCATTCTTGAACAATAACTCAAACTTATCAAGCGGAAACTCTTGTGCTAATAGCGCTTCCTCAACAGAATACTGACCTGCTCTGATAAGCGCCGTCCGATACAACTCCAACAAACTTAACTTCTGAACATAACCCTTGTACATCCCTCACCCTTTACTCTCCACCCTCTACCTTACCCCCACCTCTCCTACCTTTAACCTTAACCTCCTCCCCCTTAACTCCCTCTTCTCTAACCTCTTGCACTACCTCTAACCACCCAAGCTTCACCATTGTCTCAACCTGCTCCATCACCTCTAAATTATTCTCATCCACTTCAACAGGAACATTTGAAACAAATACTGGCATACCATTCACAATTAATCTCACCATCACTCCTTCCTTCGCAGCCTTTACCTTCATCCCTTGTCCTCCTCTACACTTAAAAATTAAGAGAAGGCAGAAGCTTATCGCCTCCGCCTCCTACATCATCTAATATCTAATTATTAACCCTCACCCCAAGGATACGTTCCAGTTACTCGTCCACCAACCAAAAACCTATTTACCAATACTTCTACCGCTGCCCAAGTAGCAGCTGCCCTCTGAGTCACAAGCGGATGAACAGTAGGCAACACCGAAGTCACCGTCACAGGCATATACGGACAAAATACAGCTGGCGTCTCAAACTCACTAGCTCCCTTATATCCAAAGATCATCATATCCTGTGGCAATACATCATTATCAACTACCCTTATAACAGGAATACCATCAATCTCACCATAAAGATGCGCTGTAAACATACCTCTACCATCAAATAACTGCTTCCAACCAAGCTGGCTCTTAATAACCGCACAAGCCTTGGTCCCAGCAATAATATAACTAATTATCCCTCTCTTAGCTTGCTCAACTAATTTCTTCTCCGCTCCAGCAAGGAAAAATTTAAAAGTCTGATAGTGTAAGAAATAATCAGACCCAGTCGGCGGTGTCACATCCCAAGACACCGTAGAAGGTAACGCATCCTTCATCTTCCTAATCAAATCTCCAAGTATCTCCGAATTCAATGCATTCACTAAATCAACCGCTAACTCCTCCTCCGCTGAAATCCCAAACCTTTTCTGAATTTGCCAGCTCTTAAATAGCCCAACTAAACCTTTAACTGCATAAATCTTTGCACGCACTTGTTTAGTATCCAATTCATAATTAATCTCCTTCACACCTAAACTCAAATCTTCAATATTACCCCAATAAGTTACAGTAACCGCAACACCAGACACAGGCGCTGCGTCAAATGTCAAATTAATCGCCCCAGTCTTATAGTCTATAGTCCCATGCACACCAGCACCAAAAATATTTCCATCATAATTATAATCCTGACCATTTACATTCCCTGCCCTAACTACTACAGTCCCAGGTCTAATAGGCTTATAAGCTAAAGTTGCCGTAAAAGTAGTCGTAGTCCCATTACCAGTCCCAATTGTTTCAGTCACTTCAGCATTCGTATAACCCTGCGGCGTTACATAATCACCATATACACTAACAACCGTATCCCCAGCTGAAAGATTACCACCACCAGACACTGCCTTCACCCTCTTATAGTAAATATTTCCTAACTCCTCCTCAATAGGCTGAACACTAGCAATCATCGAAAGAGGTGAAATTCCATACATAATCGTTACAACATCCTTCGCAATACGTGGCAATACACCTAAATCAGCTACCGACCCATTAGCCTCACACATCTTAATCAAGTCATCTACACTCTCTAACATCTTACCAAGCGCCCTATAGTCCCACGCAGTAGGAGACTTAAACTTCTTCCAATGCGCCATATTCTCCATCAGCCTCATATATGACTTATACTTCCTATAATAAATATCTGCCTCTTGCTCAATCTTGTTTAATAAATAAGCTTCATCAATATTCGCTAACCTTCTGTTCATAACTTACACCTCCTTTTAAAGTTTCATTTTCTAAATTTTACCTTCCTTGCCTCCTCTCAGTGCGAGGAACAACCACCTTTTTAAATCCAGAGACATCAGTGCGCCTCTGGTCAGCTTACTTTCTGAAAACTGCTTCACTCAAATCCCTTGCATCACTCGGATTCTCAACACCTACTTGCTTGCTCAACCTCTCAACTACTCTCATAGCCAAAGCAGAAACTTGTTCCTCCTTCTCTCCCATTCCCTCTACAATAATAGTTTTTGACCCTGCCTTGCCTCTCTTTCCTCCCTTCAAAATCTCCCTTGCTTCCTTCAAACCAACTTTCTTTACAACCGCAGCTACTTCTTTCCTATCAACTCCTGTCTCCCTAGCCAAACCTTCAACAGCTTCCTTAAACGCCTTCGATCCAGCCTTAATCAATGTATCATACGCAAGCCTCATAGCCTCTTCCACTTTGTTAATCCCACCAAGCTCCTCTACCTTCCTCACGACCTTATATGCTTCCTTCAATAACCTCCTCTTCCTTTCAAGCTCCTTCTCTAATCTCTCAACCCTCCTCCTCAAAAAAGCCTCCACCATTCCGCTACTTTCTAAAATAATACCTTTATCAGATAAACGAGGTAACCTTTCCCTTAAAGTGTTCCGCCTCAACCCAACTAACTTCCTTTCACCTAAACCTATCCTGTCTCCTACTACCCTTGACCTCACTTCCCCCCTCATAGACCTTATAGCACTCCTACCCTCTAACAACCTCTCCCTTGTCTTTTCTCTTATTCTACTCCTATCTACATCACCAGCTAACCGATGTCTCACTAAAGAACCTCCCACCCTGCGCTCAATCAGTCTCCGTCTTATACGTTCCCTTAATATGTCCCTCAAATCACCTCTGCTCTCTAATAACCTTCCCCTAATACACTTCCTCAATCCAGAACTACCTTCAAAAAGCCTCATACCCATTCTATTCCTAATCTCACCACGCAAACCTCTTCTACTCTCCATGAGTCTTTCCCTTAACTTTGCCCTAAGTCTTTCTCTTACACTATCCTTACTCTCTAATATTTTCGCTCTAAGTCTCTCCCTCAAATTTTCAGCTAATCTCGCCTTCCTTCCTGAAATATCCAACCTGCCCTTCTTCCCCACACTCTCCTCAAGCCTTCTCCTTAACCTCTCCTTAATGCTTTCAGGTACCTTCCTTTCACTCATCTGCATCCCCTCCTACCTTTTTCTATACTAAAGTTAAAATTCCTGACACAAGATATACCTCAGAACTATCCATACCATCCCCAGCATACTTCCCTATCACATATACCTTCCCAGCCACATTCCCTTCCTCATCCACCACATCCCCTGCATAAAATACTTCATCACCTTCCTCATAACAATCTTCATTATCTATACTAATACGCTTACCAAGCTTCTGCCTCAAACCCCTCTCAACATAAGACCTCATATCCGAAAACGGACAAACATACTCTAAATCAAACTCCAACTCATCCCTCTTAACACCGCCATTTACAACCTCATCACCATCAACTAAATCCAACCTACCCATTTCCAATTCTATATCCTCCCTCATCCTCCTAACCCTCCCCTGTCTACCTAACTTCTCTTCCAACACCTTCCTTACCCTCCTTACTACCCCGAGCAACGTGTCTGCTAAAATCTCATCTTCCCTAACACCTAACCTCTCCACTACTAAATCACCTATCGCCTCAATCTCCCTCTCTAACAAACCATTCCTCAATCCAGCAAACCTCTGCACACTTTCCTCCAAATTCCTTAACTTTTTATCCTTCTCTTCAACCTCCTTTAATAACTCAACCATCCTCTTCTCCAACCTACCTTTCTCTTCTACCAACTTCGAAATAGCATCTTTATCACAATAACCCTTTACCACACTCTCATACACCTCCTTCACCTTCGGTTGCGCTTCCAAAAATCCCGGATCAACTACAAAATCAAACCTCTCAAGTAAAAAACTACTCGGACTAACCCGCCAATAACCCTCCCCTGTCTGCCCTTCATATTCACCATACGCCTTGGAACTTACAGAAAGCTTACTACCACTCTCAAGTAGCGTCTTCAATACCCTTCCAACTGGCGTATCCAATATCTCAGCCTTACCCCACCCTCTACCATCAGGTAAAATCTTCAACTCCGTTATTACATGACTTACCTTCCCTTCCCTTATTAAATCATCTAACTGCTCTTCCACATGCCCTACAGTCCCAAACAATAACCTGTTCTGAAGCATCCTCTTCAACTCCACACTTGACAACATATTCTCCCACAACTCCCTCGGATATATCCTCCCATTCCTACTTGGCTTATCCGCTACAAAAAATACACCCTCCACTACCGACAATACCCCTGGTCTCTTTCTCTCTTTCGACTCAATAAGCCTTAACTCACCTTGAACTGTATCCCTTAATACCTGAGACATACTGCCTCCATCTTACTAACTATCTTACTCTCCTTCTTTCTCACCCTGCTTTACCTCTCCACTAACAAACCCCTGAACATCTGGCGTCCCCTCTCTAGTCTGGAAAAATGCATATAAGTTCGGAAACGTCATGCCTTCTACACCTTTTACATCCTCCTTTTCCCTACCCTTCGTAATATCAACCATCTTCACAGGAATAGACCCTATCTTCTCATCACTATCCTGAATAAGCCCAATCTTTATATCACGCCTCCCACTAGCCATATCATACCCAACTTCCTGCTCCCTAAACCTTAACCCCTTTTTCCTCCTTCTCAATCTTGCCTCTGCAACTTTTTCTTCCTCTGTTTCTTCCTCTGTTTCTTCCTCTTCAGCTTCTATCTCTTCATCTCCAAATTCATCTTCATCACTTTCAAATCCTTCAAGCTCAACTTCATCTTCCTCACCTGCAAAATCTTCCACTTCTTCTTTCCACTCTTCTTCAACCTCTACCCCAACTACATCAGCAACTAAATCCAAAAACTCTTTCATCACTTTCTCATCATTAACTACCTTCTCTACTGCATCTTCAATCTCAATCACATACCCGATCAATGGTGCTAATGAAACAGTCACCCTACCTTCATCACTATAAATCACTACAACAGGCTCCCCTTCAATAGTAGCTATCTCAAAAGTTATCTTCTTTCCATCCTTTTCTAGCACAAATGTCGTTACACCTTCTGCTTCTACATTCTCTATACCCATAGCCTGGACAGCCTGCACTATACTTTGAACACTATCACCATAAGCCTCCTGCCCCAACTGCTCAGTATCTACATTAATAATCTCCTCATCACCTACAGGCTCCCCTGGAATTTCACCTAGATCTGCAACAGATTGCTCTAAAAACATCCTACGAAACTTCTTAGATACTTTAATCAACTCCTCTGCTAATACCTTCTTCATCTTCACTACCTCCTCCTACTTTCTATTCTCAACTTATTACAAAACCTAAAACTCTCCACCACAAACCAAACTCACTAACCCCCTTACTCATTCCACATATAATATAAAATAACTCGTCAAATTTTTACAATTCTTACACCCTTACCCACACTCCTTTCACCAAATCAATCACCTTCCTCGAAGGCTGCACCCTTGTCCTTATTACACCCGCCTCCATTAACACTTCAAAAACAGCTAAAATATGCTTACATGCGCCGGGAACTCTCGCCACATTTATTGACTTCCTGTCAGTCTTCCTCGGAGGACAACGAACATCCCCTATTAACGCATCCATACTCTTCAACACCCTTGCAAATCTACACTGAAAATCTTGGCACCCGCATTTCACCTTCACTTCATCATACACCTCAATAAACCGCATATAAAACTCTTCATACGTCCTCTTGTCAATAGCCTTAACAGGCATCCATTCGTCAAACTTGTCAGAAAACTCCATATCATATACCTCTATCTCAACTCCATAAGCCTTCGGCTCAGTCTCACTCCTCACCTCAGCCTTTATCAATAACATACCCTTCTTCCAATTTGGCTCAAATGTTAAACCCCGTACATTTGCTCTCAAAACCTCAGCCTTCCATATCCTATCCTCTCGACCATGCTGACTCTTCATATACTGATACGCCCCTCTATACAAAGCATCTATAGTTATAGCTTCATTTAATTCACTTAAAAGATCCTTAACCTTAACCCTAACCCTAACCCCTTCCGATAACTCCTCTTCCTCCTCAACCAAATATACCTCAACCGCCTTCGTCTTCCACAACGACAAAACACCAAACCAGTCCAACCACTTGTCATCTCTTTCATCTATCCTCTCACCCATTTTAAACAAATGCATCCTATTCTTATTCACCTCTATACCCTTCCTATCCAACCACTCCAATACATCCCTCTTACGCATCCCCATACTATCCAATACAACAACCCAACCAGACGGCGACTTTTCTGCAATCCATATCCTCACTACATCCTCATCCCTACATAACTTTTCCAAATTATCTGCTAACCATTTCAACATACCTTCCCTACTACCAGTCTCTATCTCAGTTGCAAAATCATCAGGAAACTCCAACCCTACCTCATCAAAAATACTCTCAGACAACCCTGACCAAATCAAAAACTCACGCCTCAACTCATCAGCTGAAAAAAGATCTAATACCGTGCTATCCCACGACAACTTTCGTATATAACTATCTAGACTAGGAACTAACCCAATCTCTTGCCTCAAAAACTCATACATAAACGCCGCACAAAAACTATGTACTTCCTTCCTTAACTCCCTCTTCGTCATCTCCTTCCTCTCCTTCTATTACATTACCTTGCTTAACTTCTTTTACTAACCACTCCAACATCTCACCCCTCCTCTCCACCTTCTCAGGAACACTTAACCCCATCTTCTCCCACTCCCTTGAATGCACTACACCAACCCAAAAATCCCAATCTACCTCCTCAACCTCCTCAAATAACCAATCCAATACTTCCTTCATCTTCCCTAACAACTCCTCCAAAAACAACTTATAGTCCACAGCCTCATCAACGCTTGCCCTATAATACCTCTCTTCTATCAAAGCATGAACACCAGCCGATAACACCGCAATCAAAAACTCTAAATTCTCTTGCACCTTCCTTAAATTTAATCCCCTTAGCTCCCGCTCCGCCTCCTTCTCCCTCTGATATGCCTTTAGCAATGTCTCTGTCTCCCTCGTCGCAAGAAACCTACCTAAATTCCTATGAAACTTCTTTCCCACCGTTGAACTATGAAAATTCCTTATCCCCTTCAAATACTTCCACCGATACTTCTTCCAATTCTGCTTCTGCCTCTGAGATCTTTCCCAATCCACAAGACCCAACTCCAACTCCCCCCTCTTTACTAAAAACTCATCAAGCGATAACCCACTCTTCAACCACTCTGACCTGAATACTTGCTCATCTACAACACTCTTAAACTTCATCACATATCACCTCTTCCAATAAAAAACCCCTTCTCACCTTCCATCCTTTCCTCACCCTCTACCTCAAACGAAAACTCCTCCGCACTCTCAAAACCCTCTTCACCAAAACCACCCCCTTCTATCTCACTACCCTCCATCCAATCCTCTTCTCCAAACTCACCACCTACTCCCTCTCCCACCCCACCTTTAACACTCTTTTCTAACCCAATTACCCCCTCCAACCCAATCATACCAAAATAACTATTCAAAAACTCCACAATCTTCTCTTTATTTACCTTAGCCTCCAAAACACCCACTATCTCATTTACAGCCTCAACCGAACCTCTTACCGTATCTATCATACCCGCTATAAACTCTAACTTGTCTAAATGCTCAGTACTAATCAACGCATTCCTAAACCTTACATCCACTTCCTCCACAGAAATATCACCTAACCCATGCAACTTCGCCTCAATCCTTACTAACTGATATAACCCTTCCCTTATCGCCCTCTGTATCGATGCCACCTTCTTTATATACCTACTAAAACTCTTAAGCGCATCAAGCTTCGTCGTTCCTTCCCTTGACCCAAATAAGAAACTATACGGCACACCTAACGACGCACAAAGCGTCACCTTCAACTCTTCCACTATGTCCAAAGCAAAACTCTCCTCAATCCTCGGATCCATTAACTGCACAAACCCCCTCTCATCACCCCACACCGGTACCACCTTATACTTGCCCACCGTATCTACTACATCCACAAGCGCTACCCTACCTCTCTCATCAACCGTCGTATACACATTCAATAACTCCTGATACTTTCTTGCTATATCCCAGGCACGCTGAACCGAAGTCTCCTGCGGAACTCTTACTCCCACTACCGTTGTCGCATTCAACTTCTGCACGGCAAACACAGGATAAAACACCATCAAAATATACAACGAATTCAATAAATCCCATAAACCCCAAAACAACGGCTTCCCTATCCGCACATACTCAGTAAACCCCTCCTTCGCTACCTGCTCATAAACCCTGTCCGGAAGCTTCAGCCTGACCTTCCTCGGACTCACTGAAAAATGTAAAAACTCAACATAACTTATCATTGCATCATCCGAATTCTTCATCACCTCTGAATAGTCCACAAGACAAACCGGCCTTCCTGCCTTATACACTACTACAACCTTCTTCTGGTCAATATCATCTTCAAGCGCCACTACCTTCCTACCATCATTTACAACCCTCACCACATAATCACCATACGCCACTACATCCTCTACTATCGACGATATAAATGCATCCAAATCAATCCGCTCCTGCAACCCCTCCACTATCGGCTTCAAAATCTCATTCACCGTCGTTATCTCTACCACATTACCCGTCACCGGATCCACACTCAATGCATCATCCACTAACAAATTCACTATCATCTGATGAAAGAAAGTATCCTTATACGCTTCCACCACCTCTATCATCCTCTGCTTATCCAAAACAGACTGCCCCAGAACTGCACTCAAAAAATAACGCCTCGACTTATCCGTTAACACATTATAAAATGCTGACCAAGCCCTTATCTCCCGCTCAAGCTGATCCTCCCTACTCAGATCTGGCTGAACAACCACCTGACCCTGAGAACTGCTACCCCTTCCACCTAAAAAATGTATCAACTTCTCCAATATCGACGCCATCTCCCTTCCCCTTAACCTAACTACCCACTATACAACAAACTATACCCCATTCTAAACAACCCTCACAGCAAGAAACTCAACACAATTATGCTCATTCACAACACCCTGCAAAACATCCTGCAAATCAAAAGGCTCCGCTGGAGAAATAGATACTTCCTCCGACTCATACTCCGCATACACATCCTCAGGCGGTGATAACTCATACGTCCTCGTCCCTATATACTCATACTCAGTAAACTCACCAACTCCATAAATACGTGCTATGTCTCCATCACTATCAAATACCATACATACTTCCCTTAATACCCCATCCCAACCCTCTCCCTCAACCTCCCATTCACCCTTAAAAACTACCTCGAACGGATACGGAAAAACATTATAATTCGTAAACCTTAATACCCCACCTTTCTCTAACTTCATCTTATCACTCAAATTACCCTTTATATGAACAGCAATACCCTCCGAAACATTACCAGGATGGAACACTACAAACCTATCCAAATTCTTCACACTCACCCTGCCCGTAAGAAAATCCCTCAACCTAAACCTCCTCACAAACTCTTGACTATAGATAGTCCCCTCAACTTCTTCTACAGACTTTTCCTTCGCAACAGACAAAGTCTTCTCAATAACAAATACACCCTCCCCAGTAACCCATCTAATCATACCTCTATTATCAAAAGCCAAATAAACAGGACGTATCTTACCATATCCACTCTCAACATATGTCTCATAACTTATCTTAGCCTCCTCATCAACCCTTATCAAAATATACCACTTATCAAACACTGCCCCATACATCTTGCTATCAATTCTATATAACTGAGACATATGCCTCCCTCCTTATACTTTCTCTACTACCTGGCGCAACCTTTCCCTTACAAGCCCAAACTTCGTCATCCTTTTACTATTAGCTATCTGCATTAACTTCCTATCCAATCCAGCCGGTACAGCTATCCTTATCTCCACATCCTTTACCAATACCTTCCCCTTGTTCACTCCATCACCCATACCACTCTCCTGAATAATCCCTTCCATCACCTCATTCAATAACACCTCCACATCCTTCCCTGTCTCCTTACAATACTGAATCACCTTACTCGACAAATCCCTAGAAATCCTAAATACCTCATTCCTCTTCTTTGCAGTCACCATAACCCACCTCCTCACCTCAATCTTTTCTTACAAAATATAAAACAACCCTTACAAACTACTCCACTTCTTCATCCTTTCAGCTACCACCACAGAAACCTTCGTCACATAGTCAATTACATTACCATCCACTACCTTACTCATTACCCTCTCTCCTCCACCTTCATCTGCCAAACAAACAAAACCCTCCCTCTTCAAAACATCCACTACATCGCAAACCCCACTCTTGACAAATACAAATACCTCCCACTTACCCTGCCCCAACTCCACTACCTCTACCTTCAACCTACCACCACATAATAAAAACCTCATATTCCCACCCCCTACTACCACCTCGTCCTACTTTACTCCAATATACTTATGCACCTGCACACTCAATACAAACCTATCCGGATAATTACTCACCAACTCTAACGCTCTCTTCAAATTCTCTTCATACCTATCTCCCCAAACAGGTTGCAATCCTACTACTCCATAATCCCTTTCCCTTAACCAATACTGCCAATACTCCTTCCCGTCACCTACCAAAAACTTCAACTTCACTAAACTTAAATCCACACCTAACCTCACTGGCCACACTTTCGGGGAACACGAAATAAAAACCCTCTCACCTAACCACTTCCTGCTCTCCCTCGGGAACGGTAAAGTCCCATTCGTCTCCACCACCACCTTCTTACCTAACCCCACTACATCATTTACTAAACCAGAATCTACTTGCAACAACGGCTCGCCTCCCGTAAAACATACCCACCCTGCTTTACTACTTCTCACTGCCTCAAATAAATCATCCTCATCCCATTCCATATTCACTTCCTTACCTTGATCACAAAACAGACAACTCTGATTACATGCCGCAAACCTAACAAACAACATCCATACCCCTTGGAAAGGATACTCCCCATACACACTCTCAAACCACTCATTCAACTTGTAAATCATACCAACCACCTCCTCACCTTATAATTCAACCACACACTCTCTACCCTCTTCCCTTTCTCCTGCTCCTTCCCAACTACACGAGACCGTAAACTCACCTCCTTGTCAAACCTTACCCACCCACTCTCCTCCAACCTCCTATAAATCTCATTCTGATACCCTGACAACATCACCTTCCCTTTCAACCTTAAACAAATATCCACCAACTCCTCATGCTCCTCATCACTCATTTCATATGCATAAATCCCTTCACTATTCGGGCGAGTGCTTAACACATACGGCGGATCAAGATAAAACAAAGTCCTCTCTCCATCATACTTCTCTACCACCTCCTTCCAGTCCCTATTCAATACCGACACTCCCCTCAACCGACTATGCATAGCTAACAGCCTACTCTTCACCTCTTCATACGCATTCGCCTTATTATAAGCCTTCCACACTAAAAACTGCTCACTTAAATTCCCACTCAAACAAAACCTATTCACATGGAAAAACGCCACCGCTCTATCCACTAAATCCAAATTACCACCCTTCAACCTTTCTAACATTTCATAATACAACTTCTCACTTGCTCCTACAAACCATACTCTCTCTACAAACCTCTGAAACAACTCCTCATCCGATAAAACCTTGAACAACGCATACACTCTATCGTCTATATCATTAATCACCTCAATCCATACCTTCGGCTTAGAGAAAAATACCCACCCTGCTCCAAAAAATGGCTCCACATACACATCATGCTTCGGCATAAGCGATACTATCCAATCAGCTACATAAAACTTACCACCCGTCCATCCTATCGGAGACTTCACCTCATCCACTTGATTCACATAAAAATCCTCCATCACTAAATCCCTCAACCTCACACCCTACCCCTTTAACATGTTGTAAAACCACAATTCTCACATACCATACAATTCCCTTCCCTCACCACAGCCAACTCACCACACTGGGAACATAAATCCTTCACCCTCTTACTACACTCCTTTCCACTTGCAACCACTTCCCCTCTCTTACGCTTTATTGCATCTCCCATCACCTTCGCTATCATATCAGGCAACCCCTTAGCCCTCATTTCACCACACCGATAAAACTCACCCATCTCTATTCCCTTTAACGTCTTTATAAACTTCTCAGCAAGCTTCGCATCATGCCTAAGTCCAACCGAAATTATTCTCCCCACCGCCTGGAACATTGAATTCAGCGTCGTCCCAGCCTTCCCTACATTCACAAACACCTCCCTCAAATTACCCTCCCCATCAAAACTCGTCGTTATATATGCCTTCACAGTCCCCTCCACCTCATACACATACCCCTCTCTTACATTACCTAACTCCACACCTTCCCTCTTTACTTCCTCCTTCCTCTCCTTCACATACACTACATCCTCCCTACAACCATCCCTAAACACCGTAAACCCCTTCAATCTGTACTGCACCGACCTCTCTATCAATTCCTTTATCTCTTCTACACTTGTCTCCCTCGGACAATTCACTGTCTTCGAAACTCCCGTATGAATAAACCTCTGAAACCTCGCCAGCATCTCCAACTGCTGAAAAGGCTTCACCTCATGCGCTAACTGCCTCTCAACCCTCTTCCTAAACTCCCTATCCTCAAGCCTATCCGCCAAATACTCCGTCACTAACTTAACCTCCTTCCACTCCCCCGTATAAAAATCCCGCACCCGCCTGGTCAATTCTATCTCAAACATCGGCTCAATACCTGTATCACCTCCCACCCTCGCAAACATCGATACAGAACCTGTAGGCGGTTGCGACGTCGTCACAGCATGAAAGAAACCACCTTCCATCCTACCTACCGCCGTTACATAATTCACTTCCTTCTCAAACGGTAAATCCCTTCCAAATACAACTTCCCTCAACTCATCCAAATGCATCTCCAAATAATCCCTATCCCACTTATACACCTGTCCTGTCCACCCTACTAAATCCGCTGACCACTTCAACGTCCCAAGCGTTAACGCTACCTGCACATTCTCAGCAAACTGCAACGCCTCCTCATCATACCCATACTTCACATGCCCATCATACGCTAACAATAACGCCGTATGAAATCCAGTCATACCCACTCCCACAGGTCTTACCCTCTGCGTAGCCTCCCTTATCTCCTTAAATGGATAACCCTCATCCATAAACAACATCACTGCCCCCCATACACCCGCCAAATACGCCACTTCAAATACCCTCCAATAAAACTTCCTAAAATCAAATTCCCCATTACTACCCAACGACTCCCTCGCAATCTTCGCTACATTCACAGTTACAAGATTGCACGCCGTATTCGCTGGCGCTAAATACTCACCACACGGATTACTAAACCCAGGACAATCCCTCTCATCTTCCCTCCAATTGAACGGCGAATACTTCAACATATTATGCAAAAACAAAAGACCAGGATCACCACTTGCCCACATACTCTCTGCTATCTCATCATACAGCTCTTTCCCCTCCCTAAAGAAATCCTCATCCACCACCACCGATATATTCATATTAGACAACGGCACATCAATCCTCTCATCCTCAGGCAATGACCAAATCACCCTCGACAATGCTGGAACTGCTTTCTTCGCCTTCACAAAACGCCTCACATCTGGATGCCTCCAATACATCTGCACTAACAACGCACCCCTTCTTCTACCACCTTGATTAGTCGTCCCAGTCACCGCATCAAACAACGGCAAAAAACCTACAGGTCCTGATGCTATCCCTTGCCCATTGTCCACTACCGAATTCTTCTGCCTCAACTTCGATACATCTATACCACAACCCCCTCCTCTCACATATATCTCCCTCATCTTATTACAAACCTCATAAATACCATCCATCGTATCCGTCACATACCCTAACGGATAACAAGAAAAATACCCCTTCCTCCTCGTATACCCATTACCAAATGTCATCAACGCTGGCGTAGCCGGAATAATCAAACGATCCTTAACTGCCTTCATTACCTCAGCTACTAACTCCTCCTTCTTACAATCAGCCATACAAAACCTTTTCATTACTCTATCCACACCAGCTGATAACAAATACTTACCTATCCTACTCACCACATCACTCCAACCATGCTCCAACGGCTCTCCTGTCTCAGGCTTCCTTACTGCATACCTCGTCTCAACTAAATACTTCTCAAACTCAGACCAAGCTTTCGCCACTTCCTTAACCATACCAACCTCCTATCAGAAAAGTTTCCTACCTACCATTTTCAACCTTTTTACGGCTACCTTACACCACCTCTCCTCTATCTCTATCCCTATCACTTTTCTTCTGAGCTCTAAACCCACTACAAGCGTCGTCCCACTCCCTGAAAAGGGGTCTAACACCACATCCCCTTCCCACGTATACAACTTCATCAAGCGGTAAGGCAACTCTTTCGGAAATACTGCTGGATGCTCTCTGTCTTTCACTGGTGACATTATCCATACATTCGTCGTAAACAATTTGAACTCTTCTGGCATTATGTCATTCTTCCCTTTCTTGTCTACTCTCTTTCTACTTCCCTTCGACATAACTATCACATACTCACACGCATCTCTTACATACGGATGACTAGGGCTGCACCAACTGCCCCACGCTGTATCCCTACCAACCGGAAGCCCGTTCTGATTCTTCACCCATACAATCCAATCCATGTCAATAAAGCCTACTTCTCGCATCACTTTCACATAATCAAATGCCATATACGCATACCGACTCCTCGCTGACTGCTGAATACACGACGGAACATTAACCGCTATCCTTCCACCATACTTCAACACTCGATACGCACCCTCAAGCCAACCCCTCGCAAACTCCAAATACTCCTCATAACTCTTCCTATCATTCACACTATCTCCATACTCCTTCCCCACATTATACGGCGGACTCGTCACAACAAGATCCACAAACGCTTCTGGCAACTGCTTCAATATCTTAACTGCATCCCCTCGATACAATACACTTCTTCTCCATACCTACACCTCCCCACTCTCACTAAAATACTCTACCACCACCTTCCCAACCACCACTCCTCTTACCCCACTTCCTAAAGAACTCATCCCAACCTCCTACCCTGTACTCCTCCCACTTCCTCTCATACCACCACTCCTCCACCTTCTCATCAAATATCTCCGGCTGAGACATCAACTCATACTGCCCTTGCTTCCACTCCTTACACGCCAAAAACACTGCCCCTGCCACAGCATCCGCTACATCCTTGCTTCCCCCTGACGGATGATCTACCTTCCTACCATCCCACTCCAACCCAAATAACTCCCTCCTATATACCACATTCTCCACATGCTTTATCCTCCTCTCCAAATACAATGTCACCAAACTCCTATACACCTCATCCGTTTTATCCACAGATAACCTCTCAACCTGAAACCCCTTCCTCTGCAATAACTGCATCATATCCACCGACTGGAAACTATCAAAAGTCACCTTCACTACATTCACCCCACTCTCCTTCAACCACACCAAAAACTCCCTCAACTTCCATAACGGAACCTCATCATCCACATACTGCCTATTTGGCTCAATACCTACCATCCACTCCACCTCCACTATCGGTAAATCCCCTAACTCACTCCTCTTTATCCCCACCACTTTAGCACATGCCATACCCGTCCTGTCTCCCTTCACTCCTAAATCCACATGTATATACCTTGAAACATCCCTCCCCTCCACTAAATCCAACCTAAACATATCCTGTAGCCTTACCTCATCCTTACTACTCAACTGTACTACATCATCCTTAAACAACTTCGACTTGTCCAATATCGCCTCGTCATACGCTAACATCGACCTAAATAACTTATTCTCCCCTCCTACACTCACACCCAACACATCCTTCAACGTCCTATAAATATCCTCCTCAAACGCCCTCCTAAAATCACTCGGCACCTCCTTAAAATATCCCCTATACTCATACGGCACTACATTCCTCACCGAATACTTAACAGGATACTTCCTCACCTCTTCCAACCCATCCCTACCTACCTTAAACCACCCCAATACCTCAACCAAATCCTCCACCGTATCCACTATCCTCGGTCTCGTAAACTCCGTCCCAATGAACACCACAAAACTATCACTACTATAATGATGCCTCTTTAGCTCATACCCAACCACCGATACCACTAACACATCCTCCGCATTACAAACCTTCCGTATCCTTTCCTCCACAAAACTACTCAACTCCTCCGCAGAACTCACAAGCACTGATAACCCTCTGTCTTTCCCATCCACTACAAACCTACTCTTCCTCCTCTCAATTATCGCCGTATACAACGTCCTTGCCTTCTCAAGCGGATCCTTAGCCCTCATAAAATTAGCTTCATCCAATACCGCACCCAATAACGCTAACCCCAACTGATGACTAAACTCACTACCCGTATACACCGACATCCTCGAAAACCTTACCTCCGAATTCACATCCCTATCCCTCTGACACTCATTCCTAAAATACGGCGTTGCATCTATCATATCCCTTAACATTGCAAACCCCGTCCATGCCGCCTGCTTCAATGTCACTGTAAAATACATAAAAGCTATCCTCGTTCCAACCAGCAACCGAAACAATGCCTCAGGATTCCTATAACAACTCAACTCATATAACTTCCTCATCAATAATGCATTAGCAAATGTCGTCTTCCCACCACCAATACTACCCATCACTATTACCTCATTTACATTACGCCTACATACCTCAACTATCTTCTCCTTCCAAAAATCATACATCCTACAAACAGGACCAGCATAATAACTACTCTCCACCCATTCTTCAACTGGAACAACTTCCCTCACCTGAACAGGTTCATAGTCCGAAGCCTTGACTAACAAATTAAACCAATCCTTTTCAATTTCATCTAATACTACTTCCGTCCCCTTACCTTCATTTAAAAGACCTAACCTCATTCCTTATACCACCTTCTTCCTTTCTCTTAACCTCCTCAAATATTCAAATACCTCCTTCCTTTCCTCTTCATTAAATTCCATAATATAATAAGCCAATGCCCTCACTGCCTCATCTATTGTCTCTAACTGCCCAACCTCCTTTTCTAACTTCGCTAACTTCTCCATCAACTGTAAAAATTCTACTACTCTTTTCTGCATCTCCTCCAACAACCTACTATATCCATACAAAGTCAAATTCCCCTCCCCCACACTTTCTTCACACTTCCTATACCATTCATCATATACCCTCTCAAACAAAGCAATTACTTCACCTAACTTCCCTCTCATCTTCTTCAACAGTACCTTCTCCACCATCTCCTTCTACCTCCTTACCTTCATACAGTCCAAGCACCCCAAGCGGAAACCTCTTCCTGTCATTTAACTCTAATACGACTCTACCCTGAGAAATTACTTTCTCCGCAAACCTACCAACTGCACTCTCTACTTTCGTTCCGCTAAACACTTCTTGCACATCTTTAACTGCCTTCAAAAACTTCTCTACCTTTGGAAAAGTAACACTAAGACCCGCTAACAAAAAGAAAAAGAACCACAAATCCTTACCATACTTGTCAAACAAAAACAACAAAATCCTCAAATCGACCTTAAACCTCTCAGCTACCCATAACAATAACACTGCATCCTGATCTATATCTTCAATTACAAGCTTGCCTCCCTGTGTCTCATACCACTTCATCTAATACCCTCACTTTCTCATAACATACCATAACACTACCCTCCGATATATACTGTCTTCACATCTCAATATACTATCTAACACTTCTTCCCTCAATCCCTTCAACACCCAACAACTTATTTCTCTTAATAACAAATCTCTCTCCAACCATTCACTATCCATTAGCCCAAAACGTACCTCATCCTTATCTCCATCCTCCTCATACCTCCACCCATCATCAAATACCATACCCCTTACCAAACATACCATATCCCAATACTTCTTCTGAGATACCTTGTCCCTCACTAACGAATATACAAAAGACAATAAACTCCCTTTCCCGTCGTCCCAATACCTCAACTTCTCTAACATCGATAAAAAAGCATTCTGAAACACATCTTCATCCCAATACAATCCATGCCTTAACATTACATAAAAAATAAACCCCTGCACTACAAAATAAAACTGCTCACTATTCACTCCATACTCACCAATCACTAACTTTACATACTCCTCTTTCTCCTTTGCACTTAAACCCCTAAAACGAACCAAAAACGACACTATGTCCTCCTTTTTACCAAACAATTCACATTCCCATAATACAAACCTTTCCATCTTATCTTTTCTTACTCTTCCGCCTTATACTCTACATATGCATTCTCACTCTCCCATACTCTTACCCACTCAACATTCCAACCTTCCCCCTTCATCTTGTCATAAATCACTACTGCTATCATTTCTGCAGTCGGATTACCAGGAAACTCCACCTTCTTCATACATCCAATATCCCTAAACACAGTATCACCCTTCCTCATTAAAACCGCATGGTCAAACTCATCTAATATACGCTTCAAAGCACCCTTCAATACCTTAAAATCAACCCCTATCCCTAAACTATCAAGCCTGTCAATTCTCACACCTACCTCTACCTTCCAAGTATGCCCATGCACATTCACACATTCACCTGGATAATCCGCCAACCTGTGCGCTGATGCAAACTTACCTGATACTACTACAGTCCACCCCATAACCTCACCTCCTTGCTTACTTTTCTTTTATCAAACCAATAACATTACATCACCATTCACTTCATCCTCTACCCTCCTCTTTAACCTCTGGACACAATCATAACATAATACCCTCACCCCACAATCCCTCACTAACCACCAATCCTTACTCCCTGCTATCACATCCAATGCTTTCTCAATATTCTCAAATAAAACTACACCTTTCTCATTACCATACAGCCTACCGCACTCAGCACACTTCACTACCCACACTACCCTCCTCTCAAACGACTTACTACTTTCAAAACTACTACTTACCAATGCACTCCTGTCCACCATCTCTACCACCTCCTCTTTATTTCAGACTACCTTATAACACCTTCTCTCCTCAAAAACTGATACAAACCTCCATCCTTCCCCACAGTAAACCATAACGCCCTTATACCATACCCCTTCAAATACTCCACTATAAAATAATCATCATCCACAAATACCTCAATTCCTAACTCCCTACACTTCCTTGCCTTATCTCCATACGGACCTATACAATACACTGTCACTACCACCTCCCCAAACCAATACCTAAACCACCTCCTAATGGGCTCCTCCAACGACCTCCTCGTTATCACTGCTTCCACAATACCTAAAGCAAATACCCTGTCTACACCTGGAACAGGTTTCAACTCTTCCATAGACGCTAAAATCGTGTCCTCTTCTTTTACATACCTACCCAACCTTGCTTCCAATTCGGTCAAATCCACCACCACCCCATCAAAATCCAAACCCAGTACAGAAAACTCTCTTGCCTTTCTCTCCATACTCATCCCCTGCACAATCTTTAACTAACCTTTCTATTTTACCCTTTCGACCTATAACCTCACCCTCAAATCGAAATTAGTCTCAACCCCTTTACCGGTTTCCACTGACACTTTCCACTTGTACCCATTCCACTCTCCACACACTGTTATTAACAATATCTCCCTTTCACAATTCACAAAAATCTGTGCCTCTACTCCGTCTCTCTCAATATAACCTACTGCTACCCTACCTTCTTCATACACCACCCAAAAATCACTACATATACCTAACTTACCATACACTTCCTGTATACCTACCTCAATATTTAACTCATCCACTATCTCATACACCACCCTTAATACCTCATACTCTAC